TTTATTGAACTTCATTTACAAAATTCTCCGCCAAATTCTCATTCACAATACCATCAGAGGCAGCAAAGAATGCCAGAACGTGTTTAACAAAGTGTCTTTCATCGTCGTTTAATTTATTTGACCAGTCACTTATATCTTGAGCTAAATCAATTTCTTCCGCAGTCCAAAATGACGCTTCTTGTTGTTTATAGAACTTCCATATGTCATGATGTTCGATAGGAAAAAGGACGAAACGTCCCTGATTTTCTTGTAAAATCTTTTCAGTCATTTTCTAAAATTTTATTATTCTTATTGAATTCCGTGTGTCTTCTTGTAAAGTTCCTGAGCTCTTTTAAGTCCATCTTCACTCTTACGCATTTGATGTCCTAATAATGTCTCCTGTTCACTTACGTCGATATCTAAGTATTCATTATCGAACTTACAGTTAACGAAGTTAACACCGTCCCTACCAATCCTTGATTTTACTAATGTAACGTTGGCGGTCTTATTTTCTTTTTGTTCTAAACTCTTAGCAATTGAAATAATCACGTGGGCTGATTGAGCCTTTTTAATAGACCCTCCCATATCATCCACATTTACAATATCCGCAGAAATCGACCCTCTATTACCTTGAGCGGCGGTCCATATTGCCATATTAAGTTCAGCACACATTGACTCAACCGCCCTAATTACTGAACCTTCACCTTTCCACTCCTCACCGAAAACACCCTTATCAGATGAAACACAATCTATATAATCTATGACTAAAAGATCAGGTTTAAACCCTTGGGACTCTAATTTTCTTAGTTTACGTCTGATTTCACCAACACTGGTTCTGTCACTTTCCATTTTGATGAGTTTCAACGCACCGAAGTTTGGGTGGTTGGTTGTCTCTTTAACTTTTTGGATTACGAAGTCCTTATTCTCTTGTGATTCGGTTTGCCAATCACTTGGTTTTCCAGACCATATCGTGTAGTGTTTTTTTCTAATTTCAGATTCTCTATCCTCGAAAAAGATATGTACCACCTTAAATCCTGTATTCGCCGCGGTATTGGCAAACTTGGTAAGAATTGTAGACTTACCAACCCCCGTGGGGGCAATAACCATACCTAACTCACCATGACCTAAACCACCTTTTAAAAGATTATCTAATCCTGCAACCCCTGTCGGTATTGGTGTTCTGGTATCCTTCTCTAAAGCAGACTCAAGGTCTTCTAAAATATCAACGATATCATCATCAGTAGTACCAACTTGTAGTGCCTCAACGATCATCTCTTGGATTTTCTCATAGTTTTGGAACTCCCCATTCTCCGCAATACCATTAACCTTCTTTAGGGTTTTTAATAGATTTTGTTGTTTACAGAAATTTAGTGATGTGTCCTTCACGTATGTTGGACCCATAATAGTTTCCTCCAAATTTTCAATCTCTTGGAGAGTATCCGTGTGTAATCGTCCTGCAATTGGGTTTGATGCGGTATCCTCAGATATCTTTTGTTTTAATGTAACATAATTAGGAATTTTACGATACGTGTCCGTTAATTCTTTTATGTTTTGTACAATATATCTAAAGGAGTTATTATCAAAATATTTACTTTCTAAAACCTCAATTATCTGCTCTCCGTACTTTGGATCTTCTATTATTGATTTAATTAATACTTGTTGGAATTGATTCCCTAATTTGTTAAAATTATTTTCTGTCATTGTTCAAAATTTACTTTTTCATCTTTTTTTTATAGTTCGTAATTGAGGTATTTTTTTTCTAAGTTGGTCGAAGACAGTGTCTCACTAAGTCCACCTAGGATTCTTCTCAACTTTGGTCGAATGTCCACCGCATATCTAACCTTAGGATGGAAGATATGTGCGGGGAATACTCTTGAAATAAATACATCGTTTTCCTGCTTAATCTCTAGTAAAAAGTACTCTTCAGTGTCCGGTCCTTCATCGGTCGAAGGGTCGAAAAGTGGAAAATAATTTTGATTATCGTGTAGATATTCCAAAGTTTTTTCTTTCAAATCTGCGGTAATTTCTTCACAAATATTTTTCACATTATAGTAAATGTCCATAGATCTTCGCGACTCGTTGTTAAAATTTCTAACATTGAAGAATCTTTGACAAATAATATTACCACTAAGGGTTAATAGAAATTCACATTTAGTTGTTTCGTTAGTACTCATCGTTTTTAAATTTTATTATTTTTTTATTTTTCTCCTTACGCGTTAAACGAAGGAAAGGGTTTAGGAAATTTATCCACGCGTCATCTGATTTAGGTAGAACCGTAAAGATTCCATCTTCCATCATCATCTTCATGGTATTTTTATATGAACGTCCTTCAGGGTCTAAATTCTCCTTAATAAGTTCAACAATTGTCTCTCTTGCCTCGTCTGTTAGAAATGGGTGATCTAAACTGACGATACTTTCATTAAGAGTAAAAAATTCTTCTCCGTAGACCCCGTATTTGGTGACACCTGTTAACAGGTTCTTAACCGTAGAATTATGTTTATCCTCCTCGAACATTTTGTTGGTTTTCTCAATCACCTCATTCATGGTGATTGGTCGTTCCTTTACTTCGGGGAACATGGATATAAATTTTTTGATTCCCATGTTCTTTATTCCCGCGATGTTATCGGACCGATCCCCACATATCATTTTAACGATTTTAACGTTCTGTATGTGGATCTCTTCTTTATCATAAGGTATGATGTCATTTTGTTCGTAAAGGTGTCTGTGAGAGGGGTTATATACCCTTACGTTAGTCGACACTAACTGAGTAAGGTCTCCGTCAGAAGAATACACAATACAATTCTCATCTGTATTTTGTGTATAAAACGCAATACAGTCATCTGTTTCACAGAATTCAAATTCACCTTGTCGAACATAGAGTTCTTCTAAGTATTGTTGGATTCTACGTCTTTGTCTTGTGTAAGATTCCTTTTCGTTATCGGTACGTACCCTTTCTCTCCTATTTTCTTTATAACGATGGTACATTCTTTTACGAGTAGCCGCACCGTCTTCCCCGTCCCAAAAAACCACAATCTTATCAAGTCTGTAGTTTTCAAAGGATTTTCTTAATGTGTTGAGGAAGTGATAAATACCACCAATATGATCTCCTTTATAGAAGTAATTTTTTACTCCAAAAAAACCGATAGTAAGTAAGTTATCTCCGTCTACTAATAAAACTGACATTTAAAACCTTTTATAGGTTCAACAAAAAATTTCTAATCCCCATCCTCTTCTCTGATGACAAAGTCTCCCCCTTCACCAAGTTGATTTTTCCAATATTCTGAGTACTCACTCTTGTATTGTTCTAAGGATTTTTTCTCCTCGGCCGCATCTTTTCCTTTTAGGAATCCATGTGCCGTAACAATGATTCTGCCATCTTCGTAACCAAGACCATTTACGTGGTTCTTCATGATAGAAATCTTACTTTTAGTTGCGAACTTTACTTTTCTCCCACCTTTAACGGCTGAGATTGGGTTAGTTCCCGCATTTTTCTGATTTCCATATCTGAATACCAATGTTGAGTTTAACCACACAGACTCACCACCTTTTGCTTTGATCTTAGGTTGACCAAATGGGTTATCAGGTAACTCAACCCATGGTTGGTTAACAATAACTAAAGTGTTTGTGTATGGAGAATCTACTCGTCTTGATCCTGAGATTCTTTGGTTAAGTCCCATTCCTATTTTATCTGACAATACCGATGCGTTGTGTTGTTTACCACCTTTACCATCGAAGGTCATTTTACATGGAACGGATCCAACTGAATCCCATAAGAATAACATGTCATATTCGATTTCGCCCTTTTTCTGTGCGTCCAACAATTCATTAATGTAATCGGTGATTTGTTCGATATACTCAAATTGATTGTTGAATAGGAAGAAACCATCATATTCTATTTCACCCGTTTCTTCGTCCACTACTTCTTCAACTTCGAGACCCATCAACTTTGCGTGAGGAAAATCCCATTTTTGTTCGGTAATAATGAAGACAGGTAAAACACCTTTCTTTTGTGCGTCCACGGCGGTCTTTACCAATGCCGTAGTTTTACCCGTATCTGAGTGACCTAAGAACATATTAATGTGTCCCATGGCAGGTCCAGGTAATCCTGTTGCGTCTAAGAAAGCATCACCCAAGTCAAAAAACTTATCAGACTTAAATTTCGCCTGAACAGAGAACTTTGATTTGATACTTTTAAAATCTTTCTTTTTAATTGCCATATGATAATTTTTATAAAAGGGTCCCCATCCTCAGGGCCGATATAATCGGTTTCTGCTCCACCAGATGTTCACACATCATTTTTTTCGAGGTGGGGACCCATAGTTCTATTTAGAATGGTAAATCATCATCAACATCCTCATTAACTTGTGGATCTTCAACTTCTACCTTAGGACTTAAGGTAGATGTATGTCCGTAGTCACTTTCAGATTCTGAACTAGACACATATTTCTTTGATTCGGAATCCCACACAGGTACCTCACCCAACGCAACCATTTCCAAATATTCTAATGGTTTAACTGAGTATACATCTCTCCATGTGTCGGGATCGTTAATCCACTCATTAGCAATTTCAGGATCTGAGTGTAGTCCACTCTTGTCTTCCTGAATAATTGAATTAATGGTGGTGTACTCTCTACCGTTAGGTGCTTTGTTAAGAGTTAACGAAAGAATCAAATCTCTACCCTCTAACATATCCGTGATATCACCTTTACTTCTGATGATAGGGATAATTTTGTCAAAAGGTCCGTCACCTTTGTAGTTGTGTTTAAATCTCCAAAACTTAGGTCCATCTTGTTCGTTGTCTCTGTCAATGACTTTAACAATGTAGAACTTTCTAGATCTGTAAGATCTTGCGAGTACTTTATCACTCTCAACACCTGTTGATTCCAAACTTTTTCTAACCTCGTTCAGGGGTGATCTATCACCGTCTTGAGCGGGATCATAAAGTTTCAACCACTTACCATTTACTTGGATTTCGTGAAACTCGACTTCTTTAAATGGACTTGATCCATCTGTTGTAGGTAGAATTCTTATTCTCTTCTGTGAAGAGTTAGAACCTTTAGGTAAAATAGTTGTGAAGTACTTTTTTAGTCGATCTTCACTCGACATTTTGTTGCCGCTTGCGGCAGGTTGCGTATTCTTCTGATATTGAGAAAGAATCGCGTCAATCGAATTGTTCATACTATATTATTTTAAATTGTTATGTATATAAATGGTACACAAAAAAAGTCTAAAGGTCAAGGCCCCCAGACTAATTTTATACCAAATATTTTGTTTTTGATTACTTAAGTGTCAGTAAATAAGAGAGTTTGTTGATTTGTGCCAACATTTCATCTCTGATATTTAACAAATCACTATCAGTAGGACTGATCTCCATTTCTTGGAGTGTTTTTCTAACCGTCTTTATCATTCCTAATAAATCCACGTCAGAAAGATTGTTGATTGTTAGAGTCTTGTGTTCATCGTCTAAGATAAATCTCCCATGAAGACCCATACAGGTCTCTACATAAGAGTCTATAAGACCGTCTAACACTTCATACGCACCACCAATGGCGATATGCTTAGCATGACTCTTTGTTTGCCAATGAAGGATTCTTAATTGGGCTTGGAGTTCTAAGAAAAATTTAACATTACCATTCAACTTCATTTTCAGCGTTGGGGTCTATGTTGAAGGAATCTCTTACCTCTTTATCGTTATAATCGTCAATGTCTTGTTTGGTGATGATGTATTCGTTCTTACCGCTTGCCTTCATGTCAAGTTGTTTTTGAGAGAAGAATTCGGATGGTTTTTGGTTAAATGGATAGGAATCCAATGATCTCATCTCCAATTTTTCTTGTGGGGTTGGTGCCTTCATGGTCTCAACCTTTGATTCTAAATTGTCAATCTTGGCAATGACATTATCCATTTGGGATAACTTAGATTCTAAATCATCCAACTTAGAGAATAGGTCACCCATTTTACCCATTACGGCATCACTTTCACTTTGCTTGTCGTCTAACTGATTTTTAATATTTTGGGTCATGTTAACGAGATCCGTTATATCAATTTCCTCCGTGTCTCCTCCCGACTCAGGAGCATCACCAACAGGTGCATCCCCAACAGGTGCATCCCCAACAGGTGCATCCCCAACAGGTGCGTCTCCAACAGGTGCGTCTCCCGCGGGGATATCATCAACAGGAGCATCTCCCGCAGGGATATCATCAACAGGTTCTTCGGCACCTCCAGGTAATGAAGTAGGATCAACAGGTTCTTCCTGTTCCATGATCATTTTCTTACCGTAGTTATTGATACTACGATAACGCATTAACTCTTCGTGTAATTTATCCTCTAATTTCATCTCTTAATCACTTAATAGTTGTCTACCGTCTTCGGTAATGTATTTTTTATTAATTCTTTCCACTAGTCCGTCTTTACTACGAATCACGTAGCACTCACCAGTGTTCATATCACAAACCTCTTGTTCAGTACCCTCTTCGTTCAAATTGCGTACTGACTTATTACCTAAGAAGTTTTCTAATGCGGAATCTACTTTTAAATTTGCCATAATATTATTCCATTTTATAATAAATATCCCGTTTTACGTAATTATTCAATTTTAAAATAGACAACATCGCCATCATTTAATCCTAAGTCTTTCATTAGGTTTTTTGAAAGTGTTAATCCAACCAAAAGTGTTTTACCGTCTTTGGTTATTACCCTATGCCCCACATCTATGGGACCATTAACATATCTACTAACACCTGGACCCGCCGGAAGATTATTAATGTCTAATTTGGAATCAGCAATAATCGTTTTAGATTTACTATTTAACGGATTAAAGAAATGTGTTTTTGAGTTATACATTAAATAGTCTGCAGTAGGTATCTCAGCGAGAGTGCTGGGTGTTTCTTTAAATTCGGACACAACAAATGGAGCCGAATAAAAATATTTATTACTGTTTTTTATTTCAGACCACATTAACTTAGATGGGTTGACCGTATTTCTTTTAATTTTTGTGGGGAGAAACATTACAGTACTGTCGTTTAATCCCGAGTCCATAGTGATAACTAATGATCTATACCACGTATTAGATTTATATTTTACCTTTTGGATTGTCTTATCGCCACCATATCCATTAAATGGTATACACAGGTTTGTGATTCCAGATTCTTTTAATAATTCCTCACCAGGAATAATGGTTCCACTTCTATCGGTGGTGAAAGTACCATTACTCGTTGTAATTGTTTCTTCTGTTGTGACACCCGTAGTTGTAGAATTTTTAGCCGTTGCTGCGTTGAGTATTTTGTCAAACAACACTCTGTACGATGCTGTAAACGACTCTTTAGGATCGGGTAATGAATCTTTAGGTATTCTTACTCCTTTAAAAGTGGTTTTAATTGTGTTACCCTCTATCCTATGACTTACTTCAACAATCCAATATGCCCCTTCAAAAAGAGGAACGTTTTTCAACTGAAAGTACATGGTAGGTTGTATCATAACATTACCCATTGCCTCTACTTGACATGAATACGATCTAGATTCATAAATGTCATATAACCCAATGTCGATTTGTCCAGTACCTGAACCCGATTCGGATCTTCCTAAACGTTCAATAGCCAAATTACTTTCGTAAGTATTTCTGAATTGTGATTGATCCAAACTTACTCCTTTGAATATTCCTTGGTTTTGATCTCCGAAACTAACCTCAAAAGCAACAACCTTATTTGATTTGGATAAACTATTTGATTCAAAAAATTTGGGGTTAGTTATAAGTAATGGGTTGTTTTGTGAATCGGCTATATTAAATCCATCATTCAAATAAAGATATTCTTTACTTATGGTCGATAGATCTAAGTGTTTAGAGGTTCTACCAACATATTGTAATATTATCTTGGGTGTCGCATACTCTAAATCAACCTCTAAGTATTTACCAAACATTATATTCGCAATATCTCTCGATGGTTTTATTTTAGTTTTATTAGAACTATTACCGTAAAAGTTAACATATGCGGGTAGTGCCCTTAAATCAACATTTGATCTACTTAGTATCATTGATATAACACCATATAGTTCCAAACCTTGATTCCTATAATCATCTAAGGCAATTAATTTTTTAATGTCTATGAAGAAGTCGTCTCCGATATCCTTATTGGCTTTATCTAAAAATAGAAACTCTTCCATTAATAGTTTTTGTCCGATTGAGTTACCTGCAATCCACGAATCGTTAAATAATTTAAACG